GGAGACAGCCGTCTTCCAAAAATCTTGATCCCAATGATTCGTCGTACATTTCCTGAACTTATCACTAATGAGATCGTAGGCGTTCAACCCATGAGCGGTCCAGTAGGACTTGCTTTTGCTATGCGTTACAAGTACGAAACAGATAGCCTTGGTTCCACTGGAATCGACGGACACACATCTGGTAAGACTACTATCGGTAACGATGGTCAACCTCGTGGAAACGATGGTGAAGAAGCCGGATACCAAACCCTTGACACCCGCTTCACCGGAGCTAGCTCCGCTGATTTGACTGGTGACTCTGGTCTTGGAATCGACTTCATCGACAATGACAAAGGTGTAGCAAAACTACTCAAGGATTACGAACTCACCGGCAACATTCCTCAGATGGTCGTTTCATTTGAAAAGACCGCTGTTGAAGCTGGTACTCGTAGACTTGCTGCTCGTTGGAGTGTAGAGCTTGAGCAAGACCTCAAGAACATGAACGGTATTGATATCGACACTGAATTAACAAACGCTATGTCGTATGAAATTCAGGCTGAAATCGACCGTGAAATGCTCATGAGAATGGTTCAAGTAGCTGCTTCCGCTGGAGCAGGCAAAGGTGTTAGCACCTGGAGCCCTGCTAGTGCAGACGGACGTTGGATGGCCGAGCGTAATCGTGACCTTTATGCCAAGATCATTGTTGAAGCGAATCGTATCGCTATCCGCAACCGTCGTGGTGCTGCCAACTTCTTAGTTGCTACACCTCGTGTTTGTGCGATTCTTGAAATGCTCCCTGAGTTTCAGTGGATGCAAGTTCAAGGCAATGTCAACACACAGCCAGTAGGTATTGCTCGTGTTGGAAATCTTGGAGGAAGGTTCAACGTTTATCGCGACACACGTACCGAAGCTCAATACGAAAACGGAGATCGCTCCGATCGTATGGAGTACGTTCTTTTAGGATACAAAGGACCTGAGTTCTATGACACAGGTATCATTTATTGTCCTTACATCCCAGTGATGGTACAAAGAACAGTCGGACCTAATGATTTTGCTCCTCGCGTTGGTTTGTTAACACGTTACGGCGTTGTTGACAACATCTTCGGAGCAGATCTTTACTACCACGTGATCGTCATTAACAATCTCGGTGATTCGTTCACACCCGGCACTCAGTCGGTGTACTTCGGATAATTAGTCAGATTTAACTCAACAGAGCCGGTGAAATGATACATCCGGCGATAAAAACAATTTTTCGACTCTTACAGGTGATGCTGAAGAGTCGTTTTTTTTATAAACACAAAAAAAGGCTAACCGGATATCCGGTTAGCCTTTTTTTGTGTTTATAAAAAAAACGACTCTTCAGCATCACCTGTAAGAGTCGAAAAATTGTTTTTATCGCCGGATGTATCATTTCACCGGCTCTGTTGAGTTAAATCTGACTAATTATCCGAAGTACACCGACTGAGTGCCGGGTGTGAACGAATCACCGAGATTGTTAATGACGATCACGTGGTAGTAAAGATCTGCTCCGAAGATGTTGTCAACAACGCCGTAACGTGTTAACAAACCAACGCGAGGAGCAAAATCATTAGGTCCGACTGTTCTTTGTACCATCACTGGGATGTAAGGACAATAAATGATACCTGTGTCATAGAACTCAGGTCCTTTGTATCCTAAAAGAACGTACTCCATACGATCGGAGCGATCTCCGTTTTCGTATTGAGCTTCGGTACGTGTGTCGCGATAAACGTTGAACCTTCCTCCAAGATTTCCAACACGAGCAATACCTACTGGCTGTGTGTTGACATTGCCTTGAACTTGCATCCACTGAAACTCAGGGAGCATTTCAAGAATCGCACAAACACGAGGTGTAGCAACTAAGAAGTTGGCAGCACCACGACGGTTGCGGATAGCGATACGATTCGCTTCAACAATGATCTTGGCATAAAGGTCACGATTACGCTCGGCCATCCAACGTCCGTCTGCACTAGCAGGGCTCCAGGTGCTAACACCTTTGCCTGCTCCAGCGGAAGCAGCTACTTGAACCATTCTCATGAGCATTTCACGGTCGATTTCAGCCTGAATTTCATACGACATAGCGTTTGTTAATTCAGTGTCGATATCAATACCGTTCATGTTCTTGAGGTCTTGCTCAAGCTCTACACTCCAACGAGCAGCAAGTCTACGAGTACCAGCTTCAACAGCGGTCTTTTCAAATGAAACGACCATCTGAGGAATGTTGCCGGTGAGTTCGTAATCCTTGAGTAGTTTTGCTACACCTTTGTCATTGTCGATGAAGTCGATTCCAAGACCAGAGTCACCAGTCAAATCAGCGGAGCTAGCTCCGGTGAAGCGGGTGTCAAGGGTTTGGTATCCGGCTTCTTCACCATCGTTTCCACGAGGTTGACCATCGTTACCGATAGTAGTCTTACCAGATGTGTGTCCGTCGATTCCAGTGGAACCAAGGCTATCTGTTTCGTACTTGTAACGCATAGCAAAAGCAAGTCCTACTGGACCGCTCATGGGTTGAACGCCTACGATCTCATTAGTGATAAGTTCAGGAAATGTACGACGAATCATTGGGATCAAGATTTTTGGAAGACGGCTGTCTCC